CCATCCCATATTACTGTAGATCGAGGTATCTATACCCAAAAAATAGGTCAAGAGGGCACCCGCTGTGAATGTCCCCATTAACAAGGCACTCAATTTAAGCTTCTTGTTATTGGAAACTGTGGAATCTTCGACCGCTTCTTTCGTTTCGGCAAAGACCATGTTCAGAATATACGTGAGTACGAACGCGATCAAAGTGGTCGTCAGGAAAAAGATGCGATCCACCGCGAGGCGGGGAATACTTCCGACAATTAAACGGAGCATGTTGGGAATGATGAGGGTCATCCACGTGATGTTCAAGAGATAATTGTTGGACATGGTCGGAACGAGAGACATTCCATAGATTACCATCCAATAGGCGATCGCCATGAGCAAAACGCTGACAGGTGTCTTCATTTATATGGACACAGATTATTTATCCTGGACGTGTTCACCACAGAATTCGGTTTTGTTTGGAATCTTTTGGTAAATACCGAGACGCAAGCAGATGTCTCGAAGTTCGATATAATTGTTCCAGAATTCTTCGGAGTGGTCATATTCACGCACAGTACAGTGTGCCAGTTCATGAATCAAGACGTGGAAAATCTCGTTAACCTCACCGTCAAGGCAGACGGCAATCTCCCCACCTTTGTTTGTGTTGTAGCCGACAGCACCGTTCATACGCAAGTATCCCGTGATGGGGATACACCGTTTGAGCATATGAAACTTTTCATGGTTCGTATCCTTGATGTGATTCCTGAGGATTCGATACTTTTCCTTAACCTCGACCAGGCGCATTGGTTCCGTGGTCTGTTGAAGGATCCACATGTTTACTAGAATGAGTAGCGCGATAACGATCATCTATTATAGACAAAGATAAATTTACTATAGAGTTTGGAAATTGGATTTCCATCGAGACTCTCCCAACTTTGTAGCGTAAACCCAAGATCCTCGAGACCGGTCACGAGATGATCCTTGTACGCCACGGGTTCTGATTTTGGTCCATCCGCGTAGTACGGTGTATCTGTCAAATGAACAAACAATTTTTCACCGAAACCGCCATTTCCATGGTCTTTCATCTTGAAAAAGTTTCCGGAATCATCCATGTACGGTGTTCTAAAGATGATCTTTTCGGAATCCGGAATAATACCTATGAGATGTCCACCTGGTTTGACACGTTTCTTAATTTCTTTGATGGAACTCGTAAAGAGACCCTTCGAAGCGAAGATGTAGTGAAGTGAAAAGTTGAAACACACGATATCGAATTTTCTATTTGGGCACGCGTGTATGTCCCCCTCGTAGAAATTGACACGCATATGCATATTCTTCGCTCGCGAACGCGCCTCCTCGAGGGCAGATGACTCGGGATCACACATGTTGATGTTCACACCACACTTGTGCCATTTTTGAAGATCACCACCAAAACCACAACCCACATCCAAGATGTGTTGTCCCTCACGAGCCACAGACTGAATGAGTGCCCGTTTCGCATCGTTGTGATTTTTACGAATCTCTTCCATATTTGGACATAGTTTTACCTTTTTAAGGTGTTTACTTAGGAACTTAAAGTTTTGATGCGTCAGGAACCTATAATGTCCCTCGAAACCGACTACACGACCATTCCCGGGCAGATCTTCGCGTGTCTATCGATCATCGGACCCGAGGCGCCCCAGAGAAACGATAAGTTTGGTATCAAGATTCGTGGTGCGTTCGCCACGCGTGATGAGGCGGCGAACCACGCGAAGCGTCTGCAGAAGGAGGATCCCACCTTCGACATCTACGTCGTCGACATGTACAAGTGGCTTCTCATCCCCCCTGACCCCACGAAGATTGAGGATGTGCACTATACCAACGAGAAGCTCGAGGAGATCATGACCGGATACAAGGAGAATCAGTCTCAGGCTGCTCGCATGTTTAACGAACGCAAGAGTGCCATGGCGAATCAGATTACCCCCGGTGACGAAAACTCCAAGTTTTACACCAAGCCCGATGAGCCACCCATCGCTCACCCCGCAGAAGTCCTGGAGCGTCTCAAGAAGGAGAAGCCCGATACGCCCATGGAGGAGCTCGTCAAGGAGGCTGATGAGATTGTCGCGAAGGAGATTGCGGAACGACAGAAGAAGCGCGAGGAAGATGCGAAGCTCGGGGAGATCAAGGAGGAGGAGGAAGAATAATATTCACATATAGTAAACATAATGTTTAAGATTATCGTTACGATCATTTTGGTCAGCGCATTCTTTATTTTGTTTTTTAATCCAACGTTTGAATTACAAAACAAAACAGATTCAGATGATAAAGTCAGTACGACCGCTGGTTTTATAGAAGATACGGATGACGGGTTCATTATTCCATCGTACCCATCACCCCTGATAAAGAGGGATAGTACGGGAAAGATCAAACCTATCGTAGGGGACATAGGAAAATTCGTCGCGTATTCAAGTATACCGGAGAATCACTGGTTGCATGGTTTTCCCCATAAAAAAGCCTAGGAGGAATACGGCGAATGCGATGATCCACGTTGACTTGTCAACCTTGTCAAAAAGATCAAACTTCTCGGGTTGAGGTGGTGGTGGCATTGGAGGCTGCATAGGATAGTCCATGTAATAGGGCTGTTCCTCCTGTACAGGCTCTTCATTCTTTTCCGGTTCCATGGTTGGATTGTATTCGATGGGGTTACCGATATCCGTTTCCATTTTCTAATTATAGGTGTGTTTTTTTTAAGCATCTTCTGACTCACTTTCATCATCCACGATGAAATCCTTAAGGTTACCATTCTCGTCGGCATCACTGTCACTTTCATCATCTGTAGAATACTCCTCCTCTTCATCGGTATTTATATCAGAATCAAAATCCGTATCGTGATCGTCGTCCGCATAATCATCTACGAGGTCAGTCTCCGTGGGCTGAAACAGCTCAGGTTTCTTTATCTTGCGTCCGGAACGAGTGATCATTTACAATACACATGGTACTATTGTTTAAGTATCTTTATGATGTCATGAGGTAAACCGTGTGTTCTGGAAGTATTTTTCTTACATCGAGGACACTTTTGCCGAATCTCCCTCCCTTTGATCATGTACGACATCACAACATCTTCATGTGTTCCCTTGATCGTTTCACAGTAACTGGAATTCGTCAAGGCTATGAACTGTGTTTTGTCCTTATTTACATTCACAACCTGTAAATCCTCTGGTCCATGCATATGTTTCTTGATGAACGCTTCGAGAGGAGCCTTCACGTCTCCACACTTCACCTGGGGTTTCTCGACCCGCTTTTTAATTTCTGGACACTTTTTAAGGTCATCTTTTTTAGGGTACAGTCCTGAGATAATACTCGGTGGAAGCTGGTGTCGTCGACCACAGAAATCCTTACAGAACCCATCTCGTCTTCCCCTGAGGGTCGGGCATAGACAGAAACATTTCTGTAAGATTGTCTGTCCACTGATGATGAACCAAACATGATTCGAACCATGCTCTCGCTTGAGATTTTCACAGTATTTCGAAGTCGTCGAGACGAGGTACGTATCCTTCTTCTTGAAAACTTTTGGAACGTACGCGTTCCCCTGACCCTCCATGTTCGTCCGGATAAACTCTTCAATTTGACTCTTTAGCCTATCGTCATGTACCTCATCTTTCATCTGGGTAGCCGTGAATGTCCCCTCCTTCACGACTGTCGACGGGGGAACGACATGTGTCGTCTGAGGCTCATCCGTTCGTACGACCGCCATTCGTAATGTTTCCATAGACGGGTCCTGTGTGGTGTTCATGATCGTACTCAGTGGGCCATACCGATACACAAATACCGGAAGATAGGCCAATTGATCAATCTTACCACTTTCACACCCAGAACACCCCTGACCATTACATGCATCGTGTTTCGCCTTTTTGTATGACCACGGCATACGAAATCCACTTCCTTTCGTTTTCCTGTTTGCATTTCCATATACGGATGTATCGATGATTTCGTTCCAATCCGTTCCACGACCCTTCGCCTTGGAAAGAGCGACGAGGATATGGTCTCTGAGTGCCAGGGCGGATGTTTGGTCAACCACGAAACCGGGCCAATTCAGATGAACACCCGTCTTGATCAAGTCTCCACATTTTTTAGGGGGGGACACGGAGATGAGACAATCCTTCCCTCCGTGACGTTTGACTTTGTCACATATGACTTTACATACGTCCTTGATTTCATTAAGATCCAAGGCTTCTTTGTCCTTGTAATCAATATCGACGAAAAAGTTGTACGTTTCCGTTTTTTGTTCGACGACGTATAGACGCTCACCACGTTTCACCGCCTCTACGTACCTTTCGTGAAATTCGTTCAATCTATCAAATGGCACGGACAGACATCCGCCGTCCAGGAGCACATGTGATGGATTGGAGACTTTTTTCAAAAAGCCGGTTTGAAGACACCAGCTTTTAAACATACCTGAGTTACGAGACTATTCTCTAAACCAATGCATCGTCGAAACATCTCGAAATTCTTTACCCTGAGAAAGTTCCTTCTTGATGGTTAAGAGTTCATAGACTGTTTTTACTTCATTTTCTTTGATCCACTCTTCGATTTCTTCTTCACACAGACCTCGATTCTTTTCGAGCAGTTCACTAATCTGTCGTAAAATGTAAGCCTTGGACTTCATTATTTTATAGAGAAGGTTTTTCTATTCAAAGAACTTATACACGCATAAAACTGTGGATTTTTTATCACGTTGTTCACGATGAGATTCCAACGTTTCCTCGAGTTGAATTCATCGAGTGTATCATAGCTCATATAATCGTTTTCGTCGTATGTTTTTCGAAATGGTTGTTTCATGAGTTTTTTTAGATTTGTTTTGTGTTTCTCTTCGTAAAACTTTTTAACTTGGGCCTGCTGCTCAGACCTCGTATAGTTCACGAAGAATATAAAGACGTTGTATTCGAGTTCCACACTTGGACTCTCCTTGACTGTAAATTTGAATTCGGTATATTCGCCATTCTTGAGTGAAACCACACCCCGTGTCTCTTCCTCGAGCTCTCGTAAAGCTGTTCGGAGTGGGTTGAATATTTCACGGCGTCGACACCCCCCTGTGACAAAAATCCAATCCTTAAACCTCCAGTCCCTCACTGTGAGAAACCGTGGTTTCCCATCAGTGAAACTAACCGGGACTGCTATCGCTTTGTACTTTTTCATTGCGCATTCGCAAGTTATAATAGACCGATATGTTTATTCCTCCTTCTTTTCTTCAGCCACAGGCTCGGGCTCGGGTACAGGCTTGGGTTCTGGCGGTGGGGCACTGAGATGCTTAATCACCTGAGCAGAAAACCCCTTGAACGAGTTCATCTCCTCCTTCGTCTTGTTGAGTTCCCTGAATAGGAAAATGATACCGAGG